CACATCCCTGCTGATTTCAGATACGTCAGTACCAATAGCGTCAAGGCGAACCTGATTCGCTGCGTGCTGCGCCGTGTTTTCACGGCGATACTTGGATGCGACTACCGCGAAGACGCCGCTTATGAGAGCGGCGGCTACCAGTCCTGCGAAGCCGATCCATTCCATCAGGAGCAACCGCTCGTTTCACCGCACATGGGGCACACCAGACATGAGCCTGCGCGTTGCATGGGCGCTGCGCAAAAAGGGCACGCCATACCACCTGTTTGTATGGTGCAGGCGGGGGCGGGGGTTTCTAACACAGTTTCGGTCATTCAGTAACTTTCGTTCATATAACAGGGTGTGGGTTGTAAAAAGTCATTCGGTGATCTCCACCCATGAGGTCGTGGCTTCATCCCATTCATACATGTTGCCGTCATCAGGCATCGCCACAGGTGGCTGCCAGACGTAGTTCTCGTCCAGCGACCACGACCCATAGGGGGAGGGGGAGGCGAAGCCTGTGCCGTCCCATGAGTAGCCGATGCCTGCGTAGTTCATGTGCAACGGGGTGCCACCATCGGTGTGGACGTTGGCGTGGGTGTTGTACGAAGTCTGTATCCAAGTGCCACCTAATCCGAGGTCGTCGGCTAGGAAGTCTTGTCCACGATGTTCCTCGTCGTCAGAAACGACCAGCACCCGCAGCACAATGTTCGATTCGTCTATTTCAGCGAAGTGGGCCATCAGACTGGGTACCTGATAATCACGATGCCGCTGCCTCCACTGCTCACGGGGTCTACACCGCCACCACCGCCACCACCCGTGTTGACGGTGCCTGCCGTCTGATCGGTGGGGTCAGGTGTCGGTTCCGTCTTGCCGTGGCCCCCGCCGCCAGCACCGCCAGCACCGCCGCTGGCCTCCGGCCAATAGGCACCTCCACCACCTCCACCGCCGTAATATTGGGTAGTGCCGTCCTCGTAGACGTTGGCGATGCCATCACCACCAGCGCCCGGCCCCGAGGCATCTGCCGTATAGCCGACCTCGCTGGCACCTCCGCCTCCCCCGCCTGAACCATAGGGCGAGGAGTAGTAGCCGTTGCCACCCGCGTAACCCTCCACAGGCGAGTAACCGCCAAGGTTGCCTGCTCCACCATGCGTTCGGTTTGGGTAGGACGGCGATTCATGGCGGGCACCACCACCGCCTGAGCCGCCTGCGCCAGACATCGCCCCCGAATAGCCGCCCTTGCCTCCACCAGTACAGGCAATCGTGTTGATCGCACAAGACGAGGTGTTGCCGTCCTGCTCGCCGGTACCCCCTGCCCCGATCACGATGGTATAGCCCTGAGCGGTCACGGTCTGGCTGGTCTTGACGCGAACACCGCCCGCTCCGCCCGGCGCTGCCGAGGCCGAACCGCCGCCGCCTCCTGCGACGACGATGAACTCAACAAGTCCTGCGTCGCCAGCATCCGAAACGGTGAACGTCCCCGACGATGTGAAGGTGTGGCTCTTGTAGCCAGTGTAGGTAGTTATCGTTCCACCTGTGGCGACCACTGGGGCGGAGGCGGTACTCAGACTTGGGGTGTTGCCGTCAGCGCCAGTGCCCTTCTCGTTGATGGCTGCCACGGTGAAGTTGTACGAGGTGTTACTTGAAAGCCCAGTAGCCGAATAGGTAGTCGCTGTGGAGCCGGTGTCGGCAACGAGGGTTGACCCGTCCTTCTTGATGCGATAGCCCGAGACTGTCCCACCACCCGTGTCCGATGGTGCCGACCACGACAAGTTGATGACTGTCGTGTCGGGGCTGCCTGCCGACAGCGACAGAGTGCCCGGAGCACCGGGAACCTTGATGCCGCCTTGACCGGCGACTGCGGACAGGAGCATGGACATCAGCCGATGTTTCCGATCAGGGTCCAAGTATCAGCGGCGATCTTGACGGCTGCGACGGTCGTGTAGCGGTCGCCACAGGTCAGGGTGGCGTCTTTGGAGTTGACGGTCGCCCCGGTTCCGGCTGCGAACGTGAGGGTGCCAGCGCCGTTGCGCTCAAAGTAGATTGTCGTTCCAACAGGAAAGGCAACCGCGGAGTCCTGAGGAAGGGTCACCGTGATGCCGGTTCCGTGAGTAGTCAGGATGTAGGCCCCGGCGTCGGTCAGGCCCGGAGTGCGGGTCGTGGTCGAGTCGGTGATGACATTCAGGTAGGTAGTTGTCGTGCCCGTGAACGTGGCGTCGGTGCCGTCGATGGCCCCAGTGAACGTGCCACCTGCCAGAGGCATCTTGGTGCTATCGGTAGGAACAGCCCACTTCAAACCCGTCGCCTCGCCCGAATCAGCAACCAACGCGTGCGTGTCCGTACCCACCGCCAAACGGGATACCGCATCAGCGGCGGTGGCCGCGACGATGTCGCCCTTGGCGTCCACAATGTCGTTTTGAACAACACCGGGTGTGGTGTTGACGAATGCTTCAACATCGTCAAAGTTGGTGTTCATATCCGCTGCGACGATGGTCGTCCCAGCGGAGAACGAATTTGTAACAGCAAGTGTGCCCATTTACCTTAGTCTCCTTGGCGTATAAGTAAACGCTAAAGCGTTTACTTCCCAATGGTTGTCTGACGAAGGTCCGCTGACCTTCATACTAATACTTCTTCCTGTCCCAAGTGTGGGTAAGTTTAGTACATCTGCGGTGAGATTGGCCGAAATGGCATCCCAAGCCGCATATGTTGCTGATTCCGTATCGGAATCATCCCATTCCGCAGTATCCCACCGCGACGTAGAAACTTTACCTTCAATCGACAGATCGAAAGAGTTCGACTGTTCCGACTTGTCGAAATCCTTGTAAATCAAAATAGGTAGTGTGATGGTAGATTCCGCCGACAGCACCACTCTTGGGCGACCCCATCGTTTCTTGACAATGGGGTCGCGTCCCGTAACCCATCGGGTTACGAAATGGGATTCGATGTGTGCTTCAGTGGAACCCACATACCGATCACTGGTTCGATTCTGTGCATCTTCCACATCAACCATAATCCCCGTATTGGCGACACAACCGCCGAAAACGGTTGATGCCGCGTTCGGAGGGTTATACGCATACAGCGGGCCAGCGTCGATGTCTGTTGTTACCCACGCTCCACCCTCTCCCAAGGTGGGGTCGTAAACCAAAGTACGCCTAGTAGTTGCAGCATTTTCGGTCCAGTCCAGCGATACGTACAGTTTGTTATTTCCCCACGCCAACTGTGGCGGGTTAGTGTCCAGATTGTCAATACGTCCATCATCAATGGCAGGTTGCAGTTTGGCAAACAGCCACATGAACTGTTGCCCGTCATATACGTAAACGCCATTGTTGGCGTACCAGAAGAAGGTTCCGAATGTAGTAGAAACGGGGGAAGAAAGTGGTATTGACCCGACATCGTTTGTCAGGTTGACAACTTGGAACGAGTCGGAATCCCATCCGAAAATAGCGTGAACACTATTGGATTTGAAAACCAATAACTTGTCCCCAGCAGGAACAAGTCCGGTTATGTAGTCTCCGTGTTCCCCTTTGTCAATATCAACGTAGTCAGCCGCAGCCCATTTCTCAGGTTCATTCGCATTGCTCCAACGAACGCGATATTTGTAGTCGGTAGCCGATTCATACGTGTTTGCCGCCCAAGCAAAGTTATTCCAAAACGCCACATATTGTGCTTGTGGGAAATTGCCTGATGAGCCATCCAACGTCACACCAAGATCGGCGTCAACACTACCGTTCCACCTGAATGAAACCTTGTCGCGTGAAACCCCGTAGGCGACATTGTTCATTGTCATGCCATACACGCGCGAACCGTCAGTTCGCGCTGTGATATTGGTCAGGTCGGTGAAGTTGGAGGTCGTGGCATAAGCCACCTTGGTTCCGTAGTTGACCATCTTTTGAGCGGTGCCAGAATCGGTGAAGAACCCCCATATACCTTTGATGTCTGCACTCAGGGCAGTCGTATTCAACCGGTCTACGCCGTCGCGCTGGCGAATGCCGCCGCGCGGATCAACGACCACGTTCAATAGGTCCGGGGATTCGTTTTCTTGAAGGTTGAACTGGTCGGATCTGAGGTTCAATCCGCCTGTGAAGGCTTCAAGTACTTCTAGTTTGAATTGGCGGGCCATTGCCCGCTACCAGACAATGCCGCCGGTATTGGCATAACGCAATGCGCCAAATCCCGCCAAATACCGTGTTGACCTGCGACTATTCGCGACCATTGGCTGAGGTGCCGGAACGTCAGCGTATCGGCGCGCCACATTGTCCAAATCTGCTAAGAACTGTCCGTGGTACTGGTTCGCCATAACTGGATCTTCCTGTTGCAAATAGGCTTTACCTATCGCATACGTAACCAGCACCGGGTGGAACGGATCGGGAAGATCCGGTTCGGTCCCGTCAGCGGTTCCAACCCCAAAAGAGGTCGCGTTTCGCAACCCACGAACATAAATGGTTTGAACCGCATCTGGGGTGGGGTAGAAACGAACCGTGTCGTTCCAGAAACTCCACTCCCACGGTGACCCGACAGTAGCGACATTCAACGGATAGTTCCAATCGGCGTCATCGGAGCCGATGTATTCAAGAACGTGGTCATCGTTGCGGAGAGCCATAACTTCCCGCAACCCTTGGCTTACCGCATCGGGTGCAGCAGCAATTGTCGTAAGCGTGTAATCCTTGGTGTCGGCAACGGTCGAAAAGGTTGTGCGTGTCTCAAAAAAGGGCCAACGCTTTTCACTGTACACGATTAGGTCAAAGCCTTGACCCAACATGTTATTCATTACTGTGTCGGAAATGTCGGTAGCGTCAATGTCAACCACCGCACGAACCTGTGTTCGCATTTCCGCAATGGTCATTGCTGTCACGGAGCAGTCGCCTTCTGTCGTGTGTGACCAATACAAAGATCCGACCCAGACACGGGACGCGCTTTACAAGCGGTCCCGCGCCGGGTCGTCGCGGAACAGAAAACACCATGCGAAATGGGAGGTTCACCCTTCGGAGAGGGACCACTCACTCCCGGCACCAGACGAGTGCCTGAACGCTCGCCCGGTGCGTAATGGGATGGGTTGCCACCACGCGATCCCGCTAATTCGGCATTCTTGCCGTATGAAAGGGCAATTGCGCGTGCCATTTTCTGCTCCTAGTTATTTATCAGGTTGCACCGAAGATGTAACCCTGACGGGCACGGTTGCTGCACGTAAACTCGCCGTAGCAGAGAATCTGTGCATAGCGTGCATCCTGATTGGTAGGCCGGACAAACGGAGTTGTCTGGAACCATGTTTCTGAATGAGCAACCAGTCGAAGGTACTTCGTATTGAGGAAGAAAATTTCCCCACTAGTTACGTCACCATCAAAGGTCACTGGAGCGCCCTTGAACATGAGGTTCTGGAAACCGCCATCAGCGAGGGCGGTATCCGTGTACCTCAGGTTCGGCTCAAGCAAAGCCTCATACGATTCGTACAAAGCCTGTGTACCGATGACTATGGTCGGCTGGTCGTTACCAACTGACACAGTGTTGTAGGTGACGCCCATTTGCTTCACAGTCAAAGCGCCACTCATGTTTGTTTCATCAGATGCCCACCATCCGTTACCGGAGTCGGTTGGGTCGATGCCACCAAGGGTGGTGTTGGGCTTGGTAACAATTAGGTCTAGGCCAATCCAGTCCTTGTTGCTGTTACCAGTACCGTCACCCCAAAACATGCTGTTCATATTCTGGATAATGGTTTCTTCCGTCTGCATGACCTTGCCTTCCAGCAGGTCAATGATTTCGGCTTCACCATTATTTTTGGCTTCTTCAATACCCGTGATTGTCACGGTAGCGGCGTACTGTTTCCAGTCGTACTCAGCAGCCGTAATGCCTGTCTGAGCAGTTGTGGTAATAGTGTCGTCGCCAGAATACGAGGAAGCCGTGCTGTTTGTTCCGTAGATAATGGGAACAACGATCTTCGCACCCCCGCTGATGCGCCGAATGGTCTGTCCATTGGTTAGCGCATAAAACAGCGGACGAGCAGTAAAGACGTTATCCGCCAACTTCGGAACGTAATTTTTCAGCGTGGTACTTAGAATCTGGTCAAAACTGTCATTGCCAGCCATGCTGAATCATTCCTTTCTTGTTAGGCGTTAGATAATTCTTCTGTCGCCAGCGAAAAAGCATCACGAATAGAGTTCACAGCGGTAGAAACATTGCTAGACACAGTTGATTCGGGACTTCCGACTGTGGATTCAACCACATTCGCAGCACGTTTCTCATCCACGATTTCGGCATTCGTGACCTTATCCTGCACATCCCCGTAGGTCATGTGCGCGTATGCGGCCTCAAGGTTACCGATATTGTGTTTGAGAGCGTGACTGTAAAGTTCCCGCTCGTCAATGTCAGCGCTAAATTTCTCCCGAAGTCCTTCAACTTCGCTTTGCATATTTTGCTGTCGTAGTGCGCGATTATGTTCCTCAATGGAAGATTCCAGTCGTCGCAAGCGAACTTCCTCTGGGTCCAAATCCTCTTCCAGTTCTTTCTGGACGGTGTTTTGATTACCCACGCCAACCCCGAAAGCATCGGCTAAAGCCGTTACTGCGCCTTGGGGATCGGACTCTAATGCTTGGACGATTGCCTCTCCTTGAGCCAATCTCTCGCGTTCTGATGCCAACTCCTGCGTCTTACGGGTGTAATCCGACTGTCGCTGGTATCCACTCTGAAGTTCTTCCAATGAGACACGATGTTCTTCGCCGTCGATCTTGACGAGATACGTGTCACCTGTTGATGTCACTTCTGTTTGCATTCGGAATCCTTTCGGGTGTTCCTATATAAGACATGTAACTGTCCCGTTACAAGTTGGGCAACTCTACTCCCATCTGGTTTTGTAGTTGCGCCAACAACTCAGGAGGCACCCCGCCGGTTGCCTCAAAGACCTGATTTGGTATTGGACCCGGCCCCATGCCGCCACTCATAGGGGGTGGGGCCATGCCGGGTTGCCCGCCCAATGGATCTGGAGCCGCTCCGGCTTCCGCCTCCGCAGCCGCCATATCCTGTGGCATCTGTTGCTGAATCAAAAACTTTTCGGCGTCGGTAACGCCAAACCCGAACTGAAGAACATGTTTGACCAGTTCGGCTGGATCAACAACAACGCCTACAAGCGGGGCCAAAGCGTTCATCAAAGAAATAGCCTGCTGCCGTCGTGCTGTCTCATTGAGCGGTTGCATTGAACCACCCTGAATGTTGAAATCATATTCTCCGATAATGTCATCACGGGTATAGGCAACGAAATACTCTTGTTCGTCCTTGCCGGTGACACGCACCATTTGCGCTTCGGTCATGTATTGCTGCATGAGTTGCATGACCATACGGGCCACGGTACCTACAACGAGTTCCACGGTGGCAAGTTTGTCTGCTGCTCGGGCATTGCCAGCGTCCGCGATAATGCTCGCCTCTGTAGCAGTACGTCGAATCTCTGGCATCTGACCACGCGAGTATTCAGATACACCTGAAACCGTGTTGATGTCGGCCTCAATAATCTGAGACTGTTGATAGATTTCCGGCGACAACGGCACCTGTGGCAGCGGTGCTACCACACTGGCTAGATCCCTGTTCTCATCAATGACCGGAACAAACCGACCATCTTCGTCGGATTCCAAAGCCTCCCGGCCCTCCGGGCCAAACGACCGTTCGTGATACAGGTACTTGCGGGCGTAACGCTTCCGGTGGTTCACCATCTGTGTACGCGTCTTGTTTAGTTCCTCCTGCAACGATTCGATTTGCGACAAGTCGCCCATCGGATAAAACGTGTCGGGAACGTCGTAGTTGCGAAGCATCACAAATGGATGCCCAAACGCATACGGCATGGGTGTGGGGTCCAACAGGTAGTCGTCGCCCGAACTGGCGCACACCGACAAGGTTCCCCGATCAATGTCGTAATACTCGTAGATGCTGACACGTTCCGCTAAGTCAGCGTACTGTTCCCGCTCTGTGTCATTATCCCACCGGTAACGCACCCCGGCATCAGCGGTAAGTTGCCTGCGGACACTTCTCTTGAACCGTTTATCCTTCTTGACCTCTGCCAAAGGTCGCACAATGCGTTGAACAACCCATTTGGCGTCCTCCAAGCAGGTTGCCTCCGGGTCCACCAGCATGTCGAACGGACTGATCCGCTCCACAAACGCCTGATCTTCCACAATCTCCATAGTGGTAGCCGGAACCCCGGCCACAATGTCCTCATCGGAAGGAAGATCCGCAGCCATCGCCGGGTTCGCGTAAGCGAAATCCTGAACCTCCATCGCAGCGGTAGCGATCTCCAAGTCCTGTTCACCAGCCGACAACGGACGCTCTTCTTCTACAAAACGCCATCCGACTTTGAGCCAGCCGTGCCCAACGATCAGGAAGTCCTTTACCGACCTGCGGAAAGGCTTCCGAAAGTCGTGATGCCGCCACAAATAGTTGATAACGGCTTCCACGAATACGGCACGATCCTCGTCACCCTCCTTGTTCGCAGTAACCGTAATCTTCGGATGGTTTACCGCGACAGAAGGAGCGATGACATTGATCGTACTAAACGCAAGATTGACAGAAACCCGGTCATAACCAACATTTCCGGCATAGTCGCCACCGTTGCCAAAATAGGTTTTGCCACGGTACATGTCGATCATGCGCCGCCACATCTGGTCATAGCCCTCATCGACCCGCCAACGGTGGGTTTTGTCGATGCGTTCCTTGACCTTAGCGAACCGTTCCGCTTTGGTTTCTCGCGCCATTAGGCAGGTGCCCTCTCAATAGTTTTGCCCGCCGCGTGTGCTTCGGCAATAACCTTCTTCTCTCGCTCACGCAAGGTGAGATGCTGCTCATCCTCAGGGACGCACCGTTCCCGATACCCACGACCGGTTGCAACACGCAACCCCAAAAGTTTCTGCCGCCATTCCCACAAATCGTCCATTTCCGCGCAGGAAAGGGAACCACGCAGATCCTCCACGTACTCGCGGAATTCTGCGTATGTGGCTTCAGGGGGAAGAATCAACTCGGGTGATTAGCGCTATTCGGCTGCTTGGAAGCAGGCTCAACCTTGCCACCAACACCATGCTGGTTGAAAGGTGTTGAACGTGCAGCGCGCTCCGTGTTGAGGCCAGATGCCCCTTCCATTCGGATCTTAGCCGACTGGGGACCGTTCGTCTGAACAGGACCGTTATACAACTGGGCACTATTCAACTTCGGATTAGCACCCATACCAGAGGCATTGTACTTATTTGGCTTACTCATACAGGACGCTCCATTTCGTTGATTATGTCCTAAATAAATGCTCAAGGTGTCCCACGCATAGTGTTCAAACCGATGGTATCACCGTCAGGAACCCCCGTCGGCACCTGACGCCGCCACCAATTGAACGTCCACGTATCATCCACCTTCTGAACATATTCCGGTATAAAAGCGTACTTACGCATCTGATTCGCCAACGCCAACGCCATAACACGGTCATCATACGGCGACCCAGACATCGACCCACGGTCATTGCGGACAAACGTCCGCAACTCAGCAAGCGTATCCTTGCAATGCAACACCAATTCGTCGTTCTTCAACGCCATACCCAAATCATCAATCATCAAAGGCTTGGATGTACGCGTTGTTTTCCACCCAAACTCCTGAGACATGCGATTAGTTTCGCTATTCAGCGAGCGCTTACGAAACAGATTCGGATAACCCAACTGACGCAACTGCACAATCGTCGTCAAACCATGATTATTCGACTCCACACAACACAACGCATTCCCATACCAAATACCAAGATTGTAAACCTCGTAAGCCAACTCATCCGGCGGGATACGCCCATGCCAGATAGCAACCTGCTCACCCTCTTTTACATCAATGACCTGAATACACGAATAGTCGCCATGCCCCAAACCCTCAGCCGTATCCACACCAAGCGCATAACCACTCCACCTCTCAGGACGCTCCCACACGGTCAGCACCGGAACTCCAAAACATCCTTCTGAAGTTCGTGGAGATAACCTGACTCGCCCGTTCTAACATGCACAGACATACCATCAAGAACATCAAGGTCAAATACAGGGTTCCCAGAACGAACAAATGCCTCTTCGGCACTTGACGGATACTCCTGCGCGAGTTGCCACGGCAACATCGACTTGCACTTACCCTCATACCACAACTCATCACGATCCTCAGACGCAGACCACGGAAAAAACATAGCATCAAACTTGTTGTTCCCCGTGACAGCACCCGTCCACAAATGATGAAAAAAGTTTCCAGACCCATTCGCCGTAGACAAACCAATAATACGGCCACCCACATCAGCCACAGGCTCTATAGAAGCCCACGCTTCCTCAGGGTTCGGCAAAAACGCCCACTCATCCACAACAATCAACGTCGCAGACTCACCTCTAGCAGGATCGGATGCCGAAGGCATCGAAGTAATCTGGCTACCATTGCTAAACGCCATCTTCTGCTGATGTTCAACCAACGAATCAGGCCCACGCTCAACCATCCACAACGGCATATGCTTGAACCCATACTTCGTTTTCCTGAGAAGCAACACCGCCTCCCGCTCCGTACGCGACAAATCAATAATGTTCTGATCATCGTGAAAAAACGCCAACCAAAACTGGTGAGCAGCAATCAACGTCGTCCACCCGATCTGACGGGCCTTCAACGTGAGTGAATAACGGTTACTTGCCCATCGCTGTAACGCCTCTGACTGTGCGCCCCGGAGATCAAAAAGGATACGACCATGAGCAGGATGAGCAATATGCCAATACTTATGTAAGAAATGCGACTCATCGCGCACACATCTACGCCACTCCGCTTCTTGGCGGAGTTCACTCAGACGACCTCCCACCTTCCACCATCCTTAGTTGAATTACCTCAGCCTCCAAAGCAGAAGCCAACTCCTCATCTGAAAAAGCAGCAATATCCCGCTCATCCTCCACCACCACCTTACGGCGCGGAGTGAACTTCTCAATATACTGCAAATACAACGACGCAGCCTTCACATCACCAGCACTCGCACGCTGCCAGAGCGAATCAATCACACTCTGAACCCGTTCCGGGTTGATGTTCAGTTCCGCAGCACGACGATCCCACTCCTTGATAAAACGAGGATCGCGTTTGATGCGACGCAACGAATCCTCATGCATATCATTTTCGGCTGCCCATTCACGTTGCGTCTGCGGCTGACGCTCCGGGCCGCGTAAAAGCCAATCCAGAAAACCCTGCCACCGCAACGGCATGACTTTCTCGCCAGTCAACTCCGGCATGTCCACCAACTTCGTCGGCATGTATGCGCTCCTGTGTCTAGTCTCTATGAAGAACTCTATCTGTCCCATTCGGACATCTGTGAAATAGATTCAAATATCTATAAAAACTGTGGGACAAACAGGCTTTACAGAGGGGGGGGTACTAAGTCTCATCCCCAGCCCTTCAGGCTGGGGATGGTACTAAGTTTCTTAGCCGCATACAGCAGCAACAGCCACAAGAGTTATATCTACTCTGTATCGGCTCTCCATATCTATACATACAAAAGAGATCGACCGGCACCCCCCAAGGGGGGGTGGGTAGGGCCAGTTCGGCGGCTCTAGCGCATGTGCACGGCATTTCCCTTGGAAATGCGAGCCAACCAGCAGATTTGCCTCGCACGCGCGCGCAGTCCACGCGCATTATGCGCCTCAGACCGGGCACACAGGCGAGAGGAGCAACCGAAAGTTTACCCCGTAGGGGTAGGGAGGGGGTCGGCGGATTTTGGGGGTGTTTTCCCCCCTCATTTATGAGGGGGAAAACATCCCCACCTAGCAACTTTGGAGGTTGCCAAATGAACCAGACCCAGATCACAGCCATCGTCACCGCCGTCCTCGCCGCTCTGGAAGAGCCGCAGGTCACAACCAAAGCCGTCGCAAAGCCGAAGGCTAAGGTGGCCGCAACACCGAAGGTGTCGAAAAAGGCGAAGAAGGCTGCAAATCAGAAGTTGATGCGTAGCATCAATGGCAAGTTGGCTGCTGCAACCAGAGCAACCACGAAGGCGAAGGCGCGGGGCTTCCTGAAGGAAGCGATGAAGATGACTCCTGCGAACTGGACTTCAGTTCAGAACCAGATAGTTCGCAAGCATGAAACGCTTGGGATCACGGTCTAGCCGAAACGCCTAGCCGAAACGCCCGGTCCCTTCGGGGACCGGGCGTCGGTCGGGATTCGCCACCCGGCCCTGATGATGGCAGGCGCATACACAGGAGGTTGCAAATGAATGTTACACGGGAACTACACGCTTTGCAGGTGTGGATGGAAGGCGTGGAGGCGCGTCGGTTTGATCCGGCGTTGTTGTGCGAGGATCACTTGGCTCACTTGAGCGCATCTGCGAATGCGGCGGTGTTGACGCTGGAGCGTGAGCATGGTAGGGATACGGTGAGCGTGGTGTTCCGGTGTGCGTATGAGCGTGCGACTACGCCGGGCGTGAACAGGTGGTTTGAGCGGTAGAGGCTGCCGAAGTTGGTGGTGTCTCTCTCTGAACGAAGTGAAGAGAGAGACACCACCAAACCAACCAGAAAAATCCAATCCAACTAGCAACGGAGGTTGCAGAATGATGACCAGAAAAGATTACGTCGTATTTGCCAACTTGTTGGCAACTTACAAGGTTGATAGTCACGAGGACGGGGCGACACCCCGTGAGGTGGCTGATTTCCTGACGCTGCGCATTGCTGATGCGTTTGCTGCCGATAATCCCCGGTTTGACAGGGAACGGTTCCTGTCTGCTGCTACACCCTTGGAGGTGCAGGCATGAGATTGTTTCAGAGGGTGTACGAGTGGGTGACGGACCGGTGGTATGGCCGTTGCGAGAAGGTGGTACAGGAGTGCGCCGTCTGCGCATACACAGGAGGCATACACGGGAGAGATGACTCCGACGATGAGCGTGAGGTGGTGGACTCTGATCCGTACCGTTGGAATGGTTTGACCTACGAGGAAGAGGTGCAGGTATGAGTGTGTGGCGTGGGTTGGCTGCCATTGTGTTTACGCAGGTGGTGTGTGTGCTTGCGTTCATATGGTTCGCCCTTTGGGTTAGCGATTATGCACGGCTGAACTGGTACTAGGTGCCGAAGTTGGTGGTGTCTCTCTCTGAACTAAAGTGAAGAGAGAGACACCACCAAACCAATCAAAAAAAATCCGAATAGCAATGGAGGTTGCGTAATGAGGACACTAGCGAGTGAGATTGAACGACTGAAGTCGTTTATTGTGTGGGGTGACGAGGATGTCGCCCATCACGACTACACACCGCAGGTTTCTGCGGTGATGGAGTTGGCGGGGGTGCCTAACTGCACCGCTGGACGTAGGCGTGAGGCGTGGAGGTATGAGTTGCCTATGAATGAGCGCTTGCGCTTGTATGGGTTGGATTTCAATGAGTCGCCCATGCCGGAGTTCCGGGTGATGCGTGCCTCTATGGTGCAGGAGGTGCCGACCACGGGGATGACACCTAGCGAGTATGAGGCGTGGTGGCAGGAGTCGGAGCAGATTGAGCATGACGCTGCTCCTGCGTACTTGGGTGAGGTGACGGCATGAGGAATCCAGACCGCACCCGTGGATGCCGGTTCCGTGGGTGGTCAGGATCTACGCCCCGGCGTCATGATGGAGCCGTCTTTCACCTTGGCGACCGCGTGAAGGTCATCGACCAAGACATCCACGGCGAGATCGTCCGTTGGGATGGTGGCAAGGCTGTCGTTCTGGACGACGACGCTGCTGACTGGATGATTGAGGACGACGATGGGACGCTGGTGTTCTCTCTGTCGGACTTGGTGAAAGGAGTGACATGAGAAATCCAGAACTGGCCTGTGACTGGTGCCTCGAAAATGCACCGAAAAGGACGATGCTCACCATAGACGGGGAACGCGTCTGCGCCGAATGTTGGGAGTACACGTCAGCCACGGAGCGTAAGTTCATCCTCGATTTGCCTGAGGTGTCGGCATGAGGAACCCGGAACTAGCGTGCGACTGGTGTGGTGACGAGGTTCCCAACGGTGAAGGCGTGGCCGTAGACGATGACCGCGTGTGCCCGGAGTGTGCCGAGGGGGTGACGGCATGAGTAGTAAGACGCATACATTGGTGCTGAGTGACGATGAGTTGCAGCACATTGTGGATGGTTTGCGGTGGACGCATGTGGCGTTGTTCAACTGGACGCCGTTGCCGTCACCGCTGAACGCCCTTTGGGATGTGCTGGAGGATATGGCGCATGGCATCGGAGAGGATGCCTGAGTCTCCTGTCCATACTCTTTGAACGAAGTGAAAAGAGTATGGACTGGAGGATGAAGCCGGTCGGGAGATTCCCGGTTGGATGTTGAGCATCGGGAGGTGCAGGTATGGCAACGCTAATCAGAGATTCCTTGTACATAGGTGAGTCCCCTTGGGATGAGACTTGTGCGCAGGTTGGTTCGGACATGTATCTGGTGAACGCTCGTAAGGAGTGTCAGCGATTTATTGACCAGATTCGCAGGCATTACGGTGATGAGCCGGTGGGTGCCCGCTTGTATACCAAGTCAAACCCGCATGACTTTGGCAGTTATCTGTCTGTTGAGTGCGAGTTTGTGTGGGATCCGTCCAACGACGACGACCAAGACCTGACTCCTTCGCAGGTGTATGCCTTTGCGATTGAGGGTGACGACAAGTATGTGTTGCAGAACTGGGATTCCGATGAGTGATCCCACGCAAGACCGCCGTGATTGGGAGGACACCGACCTCCGAAGGCGTCTGTTCGATGAGTGGTCCGAACTCACGAAGGAACGTGACGGTGAACGTGAGGACGCTGAAGCAGAGCGTCGAAACCTTTACACATAAAGACTCACACCCTTTGCGGGGTGTGGTAACAGGGCTGGCAGTTTCCCTGCCCCAATCTCTTTGAACGAAGTGAAAAGAGATTGGGGCTGGGAGGCTCCGGTCTTTCGACAAATGAGGCAGGAGGTGCCACATGACAAAGGTAAATGCGGAACTGATCGCTGCTATTGAGCAGGCGCTTAGTTCCATCGAAGAGGATGCACCCGCATCCAAGCCCACTAGGGCACAGCGGTCGGCTGCTAACAAGAGCCTATACCGCAAGATACAGGGCCAGAAAGGGAACATCACCCGTGCCGCCAAGAAGGGCGACAAGGTGGCGTTCGTGGCCGCTGTTCAGCAGGCAGACAACCTGTGTCCAGAGAACTGGACGCTGGAGCGTGACAGGATCAAGGCTAAGGCCACAGAGCAGGCCGTTGTGTTGAACGCTGTGCTCGCTACTGCTTAGAGGATAGCGCTTGCACCCCCGCCGGAACAACTGGCGGGGGTGCTTGCGGTGCCTTTACGGGGGTGAAATGGTTTCGACCTATACGAGAACCACATGGTCGCACGCGGTGACCGGACCATGTGGGACGTATGGGTACCGGGGTTCGATTCCCCGCACCTCCACGAATGAGAGAGGGTGTACGCACACCGTGGTAATCGCAGCGGGTGCTTAGCCCGGCCGTGCCCGTAGTGGGCCGAAATCACTAGACGTATCTAGTTAGGTGGCACCCTCTCCCATTCACCACAAGTAGACGCATACAGGGAGGTATGTAATGGTAGATAAGTATCAGGATAGGGCAGAACACGAGTTTGTTTGCCTAGATTGCGGTGAGGACAAGGCATTGGGGGACATGGCTACAGAGTGCCCGGACATGTCGCACGCGGTGACCGGACAACGAACCGGCGCTTGTAAGGAATGCTATGCGCTGGATAGGACACCATTGGAGGTGTGTAATGGTAGGTAAGCGACCGATCATAGAGATGCAGCCACCTAGTTTGCCGCATCCGTTAGTGGAGTGGGATTTGAAATCGCCCACCGTAACGGTGCGTGTTGAGCGGGTAGATGGGCACGAATGTGCTTACGCTGCCGACAAGAACGCTCGTCTGTTTATTCAGTTGACTGGGCGTAAGACACTATTGAAAACTGACCTGACGCTCATCAAGGCGCTGGGTTTCCAAATAAAACAAGAGCAGCGTGTCGCTGACATGCTGAAGGAGGTGATGGGTAATGTTGGCAACGAGTGACGATGACCTGACGGTCCTCATTTTGGACAACAACGAGGCTGGTGCGCTGGCTGACCTGTTGCGCTGGCTAACCTGTTCTGGGGGCGCTGCCGTCGTGCAGATGTCGTCCAACCAGTTGGACGTATTGGCTGACCTTGCTGAAACGATGGGGGTGTAACCGATGGATGAGCGACCGGTCATAGAGATGCAGCGTAAGACACAGTACCTAGTGCTGCGTGTGGATGACATAGTAGGTACTAATGCGTATGTGTGGGATTGGAATGATTTGGATTATTCGCCCGTGTCTAAGGGTTCCCCACATGTAATGGTGTACGGCTATTTGATTCCCGATAGTGGCTATCACATTCCCATCGCAGGCCCGAGCGCTGGAGAGGGATGGGTTCCTCGCAGGGAGAATCATCCTCAGATTCATTGGCGTCGCCCTCGCGGGATGGATTTCTAGGGATGCGCATGGGTTCTGATCTCTTCTTTACTGAACTGAACAAAGTGAAGTTCAGTAAAGAAGAGATTGGCTGCTGGACGACAACGATTAGCACGGGAGGTGCGTGATGGAAGGCAAGACGGAAGTGAGCGCCACATGTAAGGAGTGTCGTGGCGTGGAGACTGTTCATGTGGATGAGGCGGCGTGGCAACGCTACCTGCTGCGTGAAGGGCTGATTCAGACCATGTTTCCTGATCTGGACGATGCGGACCGGGAGTTGGTTATGAACGCAGCGAAGGGTGGATGGTTTATCTGCCGTGTGTGCTGGCCCATTGTGTTCGCAGAAACGGACGAGCAAGAAAGCGAATAGTCCTATGCGATTGAAGGTAGTCAGATCGGCTGCCATGTACGAGCATCGGGAGGTGCGTAGTGAGTCACGATATAACCATAGGTAGTACCAGAGCGGTGATCGAAGTTGATGAGGTTGAAGTTGCCTTGGACTACAACGACATACTGGAGAATCTTGAGGACACCATCACAAGCAGGGTGTCGGAGCAGATCGGCGATGAGGCATGGGATGCGGTGTGCAGCCAAGTGGAGGATGCCGCTTACGAGGCGGCATCGGATTACGTTTCCAACCATGACATAAGTTCAGGTGTTAGCGAATCTGATCTTGAGGATCTGTTGAGGCAGTTGGCGACCCGTTTGGAGAACGGGGACGCCTTGTGTTCGTTGGGTAGGGCTGCTCAGAAGGCGGTTACGTTGGTTGTGCAGAACATTGAGAATCCTCACGAGCAGACTCAGCAGCAGTTGGCAGAGGTGTCGCAGTTGGTTGATTACCAGTTGAAGGCACGCGTTGACCACCTAGAAACGCAGGTCAATGTGCTATTGGACGCAGCGCAGCAGAGTGGTGAGCGTGCGTCAGCAGTAGATCACCGGGATAACTAGTGAATCATTTGGTTCCGTGCACGGCTATGAATCCGTGCCCGGAAGAAAGTTCGTTGAACATCAACGACTTCGTAGGCGAGGGGTGGGCGTTTATCGTCGGCATCTTCGTAGCGGGGTTTGTGATGCTGGCCGTAGAACAATGGCGTTTACGCCGTCGTTACAAGGCCACATACGGGCAGCGCTTAGAGGCGCTGCGCCGTGTCACACCTCGTGTCTACGATGACGAACAGCACGATGGAGGTGCGACTTGAGAAGCGTTACAGATAATACAGGCAAGTATGAGCACAACTGGATTACCCGTCTGGTTGAAGAGGTTCAACCTCGTGCGGAGGCTGTCATTGAGGCAGCAGAAGTTATTCCGCAAGAGGATGGGTCCGTTGACTTCAAGGTTGATGGCAGCGTAAGTACGTTGGCTCGCATCCAAAACGCAGACTTCGACTTGGAGTATGTGCCTTCAGGGTACACGCATCCGGTGAGTGGCGAGTTGGTTGTCCCGACGTATGAGAAAGGCGTATACAAGGGTGACCCTTGCGACCAGTACCTTTTGCGTGCTGACACTTCACAGGTGGTTGGCAACATGAGTGGCCGTTACCCCAACCGTGATGGTTACAAGCATGTGTTTGCCACGCTTGATGAACTGTTCCCTGAGACATGCAAGAGTGTGTCGGTGTATGGGAATGGTGAGCGGGTAGTGGTTGAGCAGGTGCTTGATGAGCCATTCGATTTGGGCGGTGGTGACACTATTCAGCCGTACATTTACACTCGTATGTCATTGAATGGTACGTGGAAAACGGAGATCATTCCGATTAGCCAGCGTATCTCATGTGAGAACATGCTTGGGTATGGTGGTCAGATCATTGGTGTGCGTGCCACGAAGAACCACGACAAACTTCTAACCATGCGTTCACAGGTGATAGAAATGTCGATGGCTCAGGGTCAGACGATTCAGCGTATGGCTCAAATCTTCACGGATCAGGAGTTCACGAACGGGATGTTCACCGAAATGGTGGACAGGCTGTTGCCTTACCCGGACGAGGATGCCCATGTTCGCACTCAGAACGCTGCCATTGACAAGCGCAGCGCTGTTTTCGGTGCATGGGATAAAGAGAATGCCTCAAATATGTGGGCTGCGTTCAACGCCTTTCAAGGTGGAGAGCAGCACCGCATCAACGCCAACTACAAGACCACCAGAGAAGCGCAGGAGCGTTCGTTTCTAAAGGCCCTTGATGGGAAAACTCCCATTGCGGATGCAGCCGAACGATACCTGTTTGATCTGGTGTCTGTGGGAGCAGAAGAGCCGTTCTAAGGTGCTAGAATGGTGGTCAGGCGGCGGGAGGTTTTTGCAACCTCCCCCCTCCTGCCGCCCGCAGGGGTGCGTCTGCGTAAACAACGCACAACCTCTAGTCACTTGCACATAAGGAGGTAGCATGAGTGACACCGCGCTTACCGGGAGTAGCGCCCCGCCCGTCATTACGACGGAGTACATCGGGCCACACGAGGCTCGTGATTTGCTGGAACAGGCAGCACCTAACCGCGCGATCAACGAATCGTTGGTCATCAAATATGCGTGTGCGATGCTGGACAAGGACTGGCACAACATTGGCGTACCCCTCATCGTGGATAATCGGGGGCGTTTGACAGATGGGCAGCACAGGTTGCGTGCGATTATCGAAAGCGAAACCGTTCAGCAGTTCACCGTTGCCCACGGCGTAGATGCAGAAGCGACGCTGATGGTAGTTGACACCGGTCGGAAGCGAACGGTGAGTGACATCTTGCGGATTATGACCAATGATCCTGAGAATCCTCGCCAGTTCCGATGGATTCGTTACCTGCCGTCGATAGCACGCAAGGTGATGATTTGGGAAAAGAGCGGAGACATGAATGTCAACTCGGTGTCCGCAAGAATGATAACGAATCAGCGCTTGCTTGACTTCATCTTCGCTAACCAGCACCAGTTGGAACTGGTTGCCTCTCAGGCTCTTCGGACGCAGACTCCTGCGCCGATGATTATGAGTGGTGTAGGCGCGGCTTACTATGTGTGCCGTTACTTTGGGGATGCTGCTATGGCGGATGAGTTTATCCGTGAGATTATCAAGCCGTCACAGACGGAAGGAAATGCAGCGTGGCTGCTGCGTGAACAGGCCACGAAGGATCGCCTCAGGCGAACTTGTTCGTGGACGGGTGATGGACGCGCTAGCGCTGCATACTTCATCAAAGCATTCAACCTTTACCGGTCAGGTGTCTCTAGGAAGGTACTTGTGTGGAAGAGCGTCGGCCCTACGGCTGAAGATTTTCCTACCGTTTAGGTTTCATTCGCGTGTGGGGGCGGGGCAAGTATTCCCTTCCTTGTCTCGTCCCCACACGCTCTCACACTAAGGAACGGAGATGTATATATGTGGGTTTATACTATTCATGGTTTTTATTCGGTTGTGTCTACGCCCGATGATCCGACGGTTGTGTTGGTCAGGGCGAGAGACAAAGATTCCCTAACGAACTTGGCTGCTGCACTTGTAACAGGTGAAGGTCAGGGTGAGTACACGAAAGAGACAATCTTGACCACTCCGTATCGGGACTACCCGTATCGGATGGTCATGTTGCGTGACGACTGGGTTCACTACTTGGAGATGTACGCATACAAGGATTTGGTTTATTCAAACTTCAAGCAGGCGTGTGAAGATGCGGGCATGGGCTTTCGCAAACTAGATGCGTTAGGTCATGTGTGGTACATAATGTATGACGAGTGGGCTACGCGTCCTGCTAAGGAGAAGAACGCATGGGCGTAGCACAGCACGGAGTAAACGCATACAAGTCTGGAAAATGTAGGTGCGAGAAGTGCTGTGAGGCGAACACCGCCTATCAGCAGCGACGCAAACGGAATCCGATGATAATGCCGGGGTGGGATACGCTTACTCGCCGCGAGTTGTTACAGTTCCGTAACGAAACCGCAAAGAAGGACATGAAAGCGAAACAAGAAACATCTACATGTAACCGGAAACGCAAATGACAGGTTGTAACAACCGCTAGACTTAGTACGTACTAAGTACTCCCCAGTCCTGAAGGGACTGGGGATTACTAAGTACCGTGGGAGGCAAAATGAAATATCCGATTCACAAAGATTCCGATGGGCGATGGGTCCATACGTGGGTGCGACAGTCGGCCATCAAAACCTCAGACATGTGTCTGGAGCGCTGGCGCACTAACATCTTCAACCTTGTAAGCGAACGTATCAAAGATGCGTCGGCGCTGGGTACCGTGTGCCACTCCGTTGCTGAGGACGCTCTGAACGCACGCAAGGATGGCTGGGCGGAAATGTCTCTTGAGGACATGAACGATGCGTTTGGCTACTACTGGGAGGAAATGGTTCCCACCATTGAGGTGTGGAATAACTACACCCCTGATAGCGCATACAGGGCGGGGTTGGGGAAGATAGCCAACTGGTATGACGAGGTGTTCCCACAGGTTGTTCCGGTGTTGGTTGAATATACGTTTGATGTGCCGCTCATCGACAACGATGAACGGCTCGTTCGCATGACTGGCACTGTTGATCTCGTGGAAGAGAACCGATTGTGGGATTGGAAGTTCCCCGGTCGGGACTACACGAAAGAACGCTGGCAGTACGAGCGTTGGGATGTGCAATCCATCGCTTACTGCTATGCGTTAGGTATCCCCAACTTCTCTTATGCGGTGATGCACCCCGATGGTGTGGGCCGTATGGACTTTGAACGTGGACAGCAGCATTTCGACTGGCTGCGTAAAAAGGTTTCGGCGCTTTGCCGACTGTTAGAAAATCAGACGGGTGCATACCCGTTAGGTGACAACGGTTGGTGGTGTTCCGAAAAATGGTGCGAAAGTTTCGCACGGTGTAAAGGCGCAACACAAGGAGGCGCACAGTTATGGCATTCAAGCCAATGAGTCCGCTAGAGCGGGCAAGTATAGAAGCACAGGTCATTCTCAAAGCAGCGGTTGAACTCGCTGTCGCTGAGGTTGGCAACGAACCCGACGGTGTAGCCGTCACAATGGCAATTGAAAATGCACGCGTTTTGGCTCAGGAACTACCAAACCTCAAGAACTCTCTCGTAAGTTCGGGAGATATGGAGGTAGCGGTGGCTCCCAGTCAAGACGTAGTGGATGTTGTCGTAGAAGCATTCCCCGGAACGACTGAGGTCGCTTCGGATAAGCCCGTGTCCAAATATATAGACGACGAGCAATACGCTCTCGTCCATAAGATTTGGCTCGCAGAAAAGAGCGCAGGTATCGCTTACGCATCCAAGGACAGCATGTTCTTGGATAACCAAGCCATACGCAAACTCTTTCAGACTGGTACACGCGTATTCCCGACGGATTATTGGGCGGTGGTGCTACAGGGTAAGGAAATCCCCCAGACCAAGACAGGCAAGTGTGGACTGGGTGATTTCAAAATCAAGAAGAGCGTAAACGTCAGTTCTGACGGTGTGCCATTCTTGGGTGAAGGTGATGGTAACCATCCCCTTGCCAATAAGAGCGGGTACTTCGCTGGTCTGGTGAAGAACAGCCCGTTCAACTGGGGCGAACGCCCCGATCCCGTAGATCCTCAGGGCTGGCTGGCAAAGGCTAATGCCTGAGGAACTGTCGTTGGAGGAAGCCATAGCGCTTGTGGCCGGGGCGGAATCGGATTCGCATTCCGCCCCGGCACCCCCCTCGCATCCTCCATCGGAAATAGAGGGAATCTCTCCCGCTGACCTGCAAAGACTGTTCACTCCTAAGAAGGAACAGGTGCGTCGTATGCGCCACGACCTTCGTTCGGGGAACGAATGGTCGTTGGGAATACGGACGTTTGATGACGCCACCTTGGGTGGCGCGCGTGGTGGTCAACTTGTAACCATCATCGGTCGATCCCACACAGGTAAGACGCTGCTGGCGTTGAACATGGTGGCTCGCAACCGCAAACATCGCACACTTTGGGTTAGCCCGGATGAAACAGAGACAATGTTTTGGGGCAGGTACACGGCTATACGCCTAGAGATTGACCAGAAAGATTGGATCGGCAGACTCATACGAGAAGAATCCGTAGCGTGGGAAAGGGTGGAGCAGATCATGCGCGATGAAACCAACCTCCACTTTGAATCCACGGGTATGACCGTAGACGATATTGACAAGGCTATGCGCATAGCAGCAGTCGAACTCTGGGACGGTCAACGTCCAGAGGTAATCGTCTACGACTACCTAGAACTGATTCGGGGCGGAGGCGCTGGTGACGCAGCCAGCGTTCAAGCCAAAATCGAATCGTTCAAGCAGTTGGTATCTGATTGGCGTGTCGTAGGCGTGATACTTCACCAGTCCGGGCGCGGTTCAGGGAACCGTGGGCGTGCTGGTGGCATAGAGGCAGGCCGATATGCGTCCACTAGTGAAAGCCATTTTCTCATTGAAACATGGCGCAGATGGGACGATACTAACCTTGAGGAAGATACTCGTAGGCACTATAAAGATGAACTCAGCGTTGGATTGTGGAAGAATAAATCAGGTGATGGCGAAAAGGCGGAAGTCAACCTTACGATCCACACAAGTGGAAGGCTCTTAGAGCCGGGCATCACATGGGAACAGTTGCAGATAGATGATGAATGACAACACACTTATCTCATTCCGTGATCTATTTCTAGGTTTTCCCTTTGCCTATGGCACCGACGAAGGCGGTTGCCGATGGGCAGACGTTGACACCATGTGGGAGAAGCACCTTTCAGGTGAAGAGATGATTGGGATTTACCCAATGGTCTACGATCCCCTCTTTACGCGCGGTGGTCCCGACTCGTGGACAGAGGGGCCGGACAATAATCGCCATTATGTAGAAATGGAGCCTGACCTATGGATGTGCAAATGGGGGTCCGTTGACATAGACGAGGGCGATGACTCACTTGTCATTGCTCGTAACACTCAGAAAATCCTGCAAGCAATAGACATTGTGGCGTGGCCTGAACGATCACGTAGCAAGGGCTACCACCTGTGGATCTTCAATGAAGAGTGGGTGCGGGCGTCGGTTATCCGACGCGCCTTGAAAGCAGCGTTGGATTTGGCGGGCGCAGAATACGATGCCGTCTATCCCAAACAGGATTCTTTGGCGGGGCCACCCGGCAATTATATGCGACTGCCGTACGGGGGGAACCGACTCAAGAACAGACAAGAAATACTTGACGGAGATGAAACGATTCCCTACGTGGGAGAGTTTGTTACTCTCGCTGAAGCAAACAAAACGCCTACGTCGGCCCTGATACGCGCTGCTTCGCTATACGAAGATCCCATGCCGGTAGTGCCCGACCTGCCTCCGAAAAGGGACTACAGCAAAGAACCCCTTATGAATGTGGATGGCTCTCGTCTGCGAGGGCTATCCTCTGAGATGTTCAACAATGGACCAGTTCCCTATTACAAGGGCCACGGTGCAGGTAAGGGCAGACACGGGTTCCTGAATAGGTTCGCCCGTTCAATGTTTGAATCGGGCTACACTCATGTTGATGTTATTTCATGGACCAAGGATCTGGATTCGCGCTTAGGACAATGGTGGGATGACGGTCCAAAATTTGCAGGACGGCATGACTGTGAAAGACAAATCGAACGCCTCGTCAAAGACGCCCAGCAACGGGCAACCCGATGAGTTCTCATTCGTCGTACCGGAGCGTCCCGTTCCTAAGGGTCGCCCGCGCATGTCGCGCAAGGGTCGCGTGTACACGCCTAAAGAAACCGTTCTGGCTGAGAAATCTTACATCGCTGCGGTGGGGGAAAACCCTCCGTCGTTCGATGGGCCAGTACGGGTGGAGGTGATGTTTTGCCAAGAGGGTACTTTCGTTACCGTTCGTTCTCTGAAAGAATGGAACACACCCCTACGAGGGGATCTGGACAACTACATCAAACTTTGCCTAGACGGATGCCAACGGGCGGGATTGTTCCCGAACGACCGGTCAGTGGTTCAACTGGAAGCGACCAAAGAATGATCCTTGTAGAATTAGAGTCATGGGAATACGAGTGGGCATTGCATGTAGGCGCTCGTCGGTACATAGAGAATTGGGGCAAACGTGACGCTCCCCACTACGACAAGAAACGCATGGAGGACGACCGCACCGCGCAAGCAGCCGCTTGCGTGGGAGAACTAGCGGTCGCTAAACTCACCAATCAGTATTGGTCGGGTCACGTATGGAAAGCCGATCAACACAAGGACCATCGTGGTAAGCCTGATGTGGGAACCAACATCGAAGTTAGGCGCGTACGTACCAGTACCAGTGCTGCTGTGCGCCGGAGGCAATTAGAAAAGGGTTTGATCCTGTTCGTGGTCAAACCCGTAGCGCCAGAGTTTCGGGCTGTGGAAATCCTTGGATGGATCGACCACGACGAAGCGTGGGAGAAAGGCGAACCGTCCGGTTACGACCCAGAAGGCACACGCGTAATCGCAGAGGATTTTCTGAACCCTCCAATAATGTATACTGGTGGAGATGGCGAAGAAGGAGTTTCCGTTTGATCCCTTGCGACTGGCTCCCTCAAGAAGTCGGACCAAGAACCAACTAGTACGAGAACTATCCCAAGCAGAAACACGGAGTGCGCCCGACACGCTTTTTCAGGCACTCCAACAGGCTGCTCCGCACGGCGAACCACGTATTTCTAAACAGGAACGTGCTGACCTACAAGAGGTTGTCCTTGATGCCCTTGAAACGCTTGAACCGTGGGAGCATTGGCTTCTAAACGCTTTACTCTTTGAGCGCATGAGTCTGCGCCAAGTTGAATATGTGTTGGGAATACCCAAGACTACGGTCGCCCGAAAGCGCGACCGAATATTAGAGAAACTGAAACACGAACTGTCTATTCATCCACTCGTACAAGAGTATTTGAATGATAATAAACCCAGAGATTAGTTCTCTTTTGTTTCCCCTATGGCTTCCACAGAGTTCATTATTAGTCCGGTAACAGTAGAGAATACATGGTTGTGAAGAGGACTATTTTCAAAGTCACTCATCATGTTTTCAACAGCAAAAGCCATCGCATGTTCGTAGGGTAATACAACTAAAACACCAAGACTATTTTCATGCCATTTGGCATGATTTGAGTCTGTTATGTCTAGCAAATGTGACGTTTCTTTTATTTCTTCGTAGATTTCAGTTGCTATATACCCGTACTCGTCTGTCCATTTGTCAAACGCTGCGTTTGTGGCTTCTTCATCCATTATGCAATCTTACCCATTGCGTAAGTTTTGACAACCGACAGGGCTGCGGCCGTACCAGCAATTGCTGCCACCCGCAGAGTGCTTAGATTGTCTATGGCAAAAATTGCAAGAAAACTCTGAGCAAACGTCCACGCTGCTCTTTCCAACATGTCTTTCATACTGTCCACAATACCTTCCATGTATCATCGTCAATGATCCCATTGACCTTGATTGCGTAATTTGATTGAAATTGCTTACAGGCGGCTATTGACTTACTTCCGTAAATACCATCCACCTTCAGACCGGCTCCTGTTCGGTCGTTCAATCGCCCCTGAGCAAGTGCTACCCACTTGCCCGTGGAACGTCGTCTTATAGGAAGGGCTTCTTGTCCCCCCTCAATGATAAAGCGTAAAATCGCGTCCCAATCAATAGCAACATTAGTAGTTGGGTTCGCCTGAACGGGGGTTCCCTCTGCAACCCATTTGCTTAGAGTTTCGCCGGGGCAAGAGGTTGAAGAAAAATCCTTATGGCACTTGACCCAAAGGTGATCGCCGTATTTTTCCCTAATGGCCCCGACGACGACAAGCATAGTTTCTTTGCCGCGATTTGTGAACCGCTGATCAGAGTCTCCGATCAGCGCAACTGAAATGGTTTTAGAGTTCCATCCTCGCGTGGCTGCACCACGATGCCAGCCACGCCCCTCAAAGATTTCTCCCGTTTCGTCAGATACCAACCAATTGTAGGCGATGGAATCCCATCCCTTTGTGTTGACATGATACCTGTCGTATCCTCTCACACGGTTCCACGGGTCGTGTGACGGCCCCGTGGAGTGATGAACGACGATTCCCTGTACTTTACGCCAGAAGCCCTTCAGGGGCTTCCCAGAGTCAATAGCGCCCCATTGCTCGCGTGTTACATAGTCCATACTCTAAGGATAGTTCGTCCCTAGCGGAGTGTCGCGCTTCTCAACGAACGCTTCCTTTGCTCCTCTTCGCGTCCCTCGTACATGCGTCGAATTATTTCCATCTCCTGCTCATACTTGGTGTTGGTTCTCAATCCAACACCCGTCAGCCACGAAACCCAGTTACTCACCGCCCGCTCCTGATAACGAGTCTCATCAGGGAACAATCTGCGCAAATCAGTAAACGTCGGCAACAACTGCGCCATAGCGTGCAAGGTATAATCCTGCATCGCCCACTCGCCCTCCGCTGTCTTACCAGCCGCACCCACCTTCTCAAGCAACGGCATCAAACCCGGAATTATCGTATACGCACGCGGCACAACCTCAAAGCGACCGTCAAAGTTATACCCCTTCCAAAGATTCTGCTTCGCTTTCCACTCATACGGTGCCTTGATAAGCGGTGTGATCTGTGTGCCAATCGAACCCAACGCAATCTCAACACGCTGCATGATCCCAAGATCGGGGTCCATCGCCAACGCCGGATCAAGCAGTTCCATCGGGGCCTTGAATGGCAAGTCAGGCGTAAAGAACATGTCCTCACCCTTGTACTTGAACGGCAACTGAATGGCACCCTGACGCATCATCCACTTCGGAATAATCCCCGGAGGTCCATCCGTCTGAAGTTCAATCTCTTTCTTCAAACTCATATACCGATTGAACACCTCCGGCCTACGAACAAACTGCTCCATCATCAACGGCAGATTCTTACGAGTCCACGTATAGAACGGAACCACCCGCTTCACGACGTTCCGTTCAAAGTCCGACAGATCGTCATAATCGAAATGAAACTTCATAATGTCATCAAACGCATCCGACGCATTGCCACCCTTGAGTAGCGTGTCAAACCCCAACGACCCACGCACAAAAGTCTCAGTAGCCATACCAAATTGCTTCGACAACCGCAACGGAAGGTTACGAGTATTCGCAGGATTTATCGCATCAACAACCGTTCCTATTCTTTTCGCCACCTTCTTCGACAATGGGCCTTTCCCCGGAACGAACTTGTGAATGTTGCTCGCTATAGCCCCTCTACCCCCCTGCTCCACGAACTCCGTAGCAACCTGACCCATTCCACTACCCAACGCACCACTCTCAGCCAACGTGCGAATATATTGCACATGCTCAGGATTCACGTTGTCAGGATCAATCAACCGGCCACGCATAGCCTGACGCATCGACTTCGCCCGCGATGTCAAACCCATTGCCGTGGCCTGTTCCTCCTGATACTTCCAATAAGCACGCATAAACCGACGGTAACTGGACCAGTTTATGCCAGACAAATGATTCATAAACACAGCCGACATGAAGTTTCTGCCGTGAAACCCCGGCTTGGCAATCATGTATGCGCGTAACAAGTTGTGAAGTTTGTCGTACTTCTTCCAGAACCCAGCCGCACCCCCACGAGCAACAAACCGTTCAGTGGCAAGCATCGACTCAACCAAAGTCGCATTGCCCTGCAACTGACCGAATGGTTTCATCCCAGATCGGAACACATACTCCAAAACATCTTCCCGCTGACCAATCTTGTGGATGTCGCGTGTTCCTTCAGGCAACTGCGACACCAACTCCACCCAGTCCTTAGCACCTTTATCAAACTCGTCCATAGCAAACTTCAACATTGCTTGGTCGTTCTCAACGAGAGCGCCTACAGCAAGGCGAAGATCAACCAACTCGTCAGGAATGTTCTCCAACGGAACCGAACCCGGCGCACCCATACGCCCCAATACGTCAATGGCGCGATTCATTTGAACGGTTTTCTGCGTAATGGCGGTGTTAGCCATCCACTCTTCGATGTCTAACGCGCTTAGTTCCAGAGAAGCCTCGCTCCGTGCCGTTTCCGTCGCGTTGCGAAGCGCTACGGCTTCCTCAAGGGCAGTAGCACTGTCATCGTACAACTGCTTAGAAGTGGTCATGTCAGCCATGACCTGAACGCGACGTTCAACAAGTGTCTGCAAAATATCTGGGTCGGGGGCACCGTTATCTACCAGCCCACCGGGACCAGCGAGTACGTCCGCTTCCCACCATTCCATGAATGGCAATGATTCTATGAACTTGGTTTCCCCGCCAAGAGCCTGTTTTGTGCCACGCATCTGTGGGGAAGCACTAGCACCCAAGTTCGGATCAAAGATAACGCTATCGGTTTTGGGTGCATCGACCATCTCGTCCAACCATGTGAAAAAATCGCCTTCGGTCAGTCCCCATACTTCCGGTTCACGCGCCAATACTTCGGCCGGGGCACCATAATCCTGCGCTATAGATGCCCAATATGGGTGCTCTTTGAGCGGAGGCCAAGCAGAAAACAACTCATCGCTGATTTCTTCTGGGGTTTTAGTGTCACCAAGCCCCTTCATCTTGGATTCCCATTCATCCATTGCTGTAATGGGCACATCATCCGCAGTCATACCGACTATTTCAAGCGGATCAGTTGGCGGCAGCAGATCCTTGTCAGCGACTCGCACATCTTCAGGTCTTAGCGGTACACCGTGTTCCGCTCCTGCCAAACGAGAAATGTTTCTATGTGTCATGGCGACATCGGCTGACCGAAGGGCCAGCGGATTGGTCGCCAAGAAATTGGGCATCGTGACAGCACCTGCCCCAGAGGACAGGTAGGCACCCTCATTGTTCAGCCACATGGTGGCGTGATAACCGTCGGCAGACAGAGAGTTCTGATACTTATGGAAGAACTGATTCAGATACCAACCGGCCAAAGCCTGCTCCTCCACGCCTGCTTGAAGTGAGGCACCACTGAATTGGTCGGCTGCGGTGGATTGTGCCGCCAGACCACCACCCGGCCCTTGCCGCCATTCACCATGCAAAACAAAATCGAAATCGTTACCCCATTTGTGGATTCGGTATTGTTCTTCTGCTACGCCTGATGCCCAATTAGTGTTGATGGCAGGGTCCACATCAGCAAGAAACGCTGAATACCCGTCAGCCAACTTCGAAGGATTGTCCACAACCGACAACGCATCTAAACCATGAGCCTCAGGATCATTGAGCCACAGCACGAACTTCAAACGATCCTCAAAGGACGAAGCCGCTAGTTTCCCGGCCAATACAGACCGGGATGCTTCATTCAAATTCCACGCATTTACGTCCGTTGGCACCGGAATATGGCGCAGGTCGTCAGCGGCCTTGATAATGTGAATTGTTCTCATTTGATTGTCATTCAGGACCGGTATGTGACCTGTTTCCGCTATCCGCAAGAACTGGCGAAGAAAGTCGGGATCGGCCTCTGCGACACGAGACACCTGATCCAACAGAATCGACCCAACAGGCGTCACTCCACTGTGTTCATCTACAAATTCCTCCCCAATCTCTTTGGATTTTTTCGCAATCTCATCTGGATCTGACATTTTAGACATCTCTAAAACCATTTCAGCGGCACGAACCTCATCGGCGTTTGAAGCCAGATTGTAAATTTTGATGCCTTTGGCACCAGTAGGCAGATCCAACAACATGTTATACCCGTAATCTTGCCCCCAACCGCCGTAGTACATGTTGCCGGGACTCATGTTCAGAAATGTCTTATCCCCCCAACCCACTTCATTACTAGCACCAAACCTTGTTGACAAAATCAACGGAGGATCTTGAGCCGTCAAATGAAACAGACGCATCTCCGTTCCCTGTTTCACAGCCTTCTCAACAACTTCTTCGGAGAAACCACGCGCAGCCAACGCTGCTTTCACCATCTCATCGCTGCCCGCAGCAGCGAATTCTTGCCCGTATGCGTTTGCCATTGCTTCTAAACGAACTTCAAAGAACTCAACGAACTTTGTCAAATCATCCTGTGCGTCCACGGGTGTAGGCATCATCCGGCGAACAAAGTTCTCCATACCCCCAGCCTTTAGACGCATGTCCAAAAGTTCACGAACCTGATTCTTCATCATCTCGTCAACATTTTCTGCGCCCGCCTCAATAAGTGGTGCATACCATTCGTTTACTGAGGGGTCCAACATGCCGCCCGCACGTTCGATGTCGGACATTGCCTCCGGCAGCCACGCTTTCCCCGTAATGGGATTTATCGCATCTGCCTTTGCGCTTCCCATAGCCCGATAAAAGAAACTAGAACCCTGATCTATGCGTACCAAACCCTCTGAAGCCGATACGCCGATATTGTCGAACCCCATTCCCACAACATCCCAATTAGCCAACAGCATGTCAGCAGCCATACCGCGCGTCAGCGCATTAGCAACAGTCTGAGACATAGCACCAACAGGCACCGAACCGGCATCGGCCAACGACCGTATACCCGTGGCGGGATCTGTAACGATAACGGCTGTAAACGGATCTAAACCAGATCCACTGGGACCACCCAGAACAGTCATATCGTCTATCCACGGAGCGATATGCCACAAAGATCCATCTTTGAGAGATCGTGACGCATACGAGGCTGGGGCAGCAATACCCAATTCACGATAAACCGCATTCGCCAGCACTTCGCTGGTGATGCGGTCACGACCAGTACCCGGCGGCATCTCCAAGCCGTCGGCTGTTTCATCCCCGTACTGTTTCACATAATATTCTTTACCATTGATCTCATAACGTCCACCGGGATTACTCCCAAGTTGTCCTGACGGATGCATCGTGCCGTCAAGAATCTCGTCAATGCTGAGGCGCACAGCATCAGCAGGAGACTGCATCGTTGCTTGAAACTGCTCCGTATGTTTGTATATCTGCTCCATCTGGACATAATCAGCAACACCCATGTGGCGTTCATGGCCATAAGCATCAACAATTCGCAACCGAACTTTCTGGCCGCTGGCCTCAGCGGCGGCTGTTATGTCCACGATATTCTGCTTCACACCGTCGATACTGCCGTACAATGTGTCAGAAATTTGAGAAATGATTCCTTCCAAATCATTTCCATTATCAATAAACGCAGATACCGGCCGACTGGACCCCGCGTAATAGGTGGCTAATGCTGTACGTAGTTCAGGGCTATCTGCGGCTACTTGCTGCAAAGATGTTGTCGGACCAAATTCTTTGGACAATTCATCTGAGACTCTCAGAATCTCTGCCTGTGCTGCCGTTACCTGATCCGGGGTGGGTAAAGGAGCGCCCCCATTAGGGGCCAGAACATCTGGTGCAAGTTCTGCATACTGGTTGATTACCTGCTGCATTTCATCTATTTCTGTGCGGATACGCTCCAACGCAAAACCTATTTTGGCAACCTCATTATCCGCCGAACGCATGATGTCAAGGTCACGTTCAACCCCAAGCCAAACACCGACACCATTTGCGTCTGACTGTTGTAGAACCTCGTCCATATCCATGAACAATTGTTCTATCTCTATCGTCTTACCCTCAGGCGTCTGATACACGTAAGCACGCGTCCCATCAGGACCGTCAAAACCGGTTATCGAATCGGGAAGATTCCCGGCCTGCTCTTCCGCCAAAAGGTTTGCGTTCAAATCGTCAGTACGCAACCCACGTAGCAAATCATCAGAATAGAACGCATCAAACGCATCGCCCGTACCGAAAATCCTGCCAACAGCACGCTCAAGATGCATGAGTTGAACAGTGCTAGAAGTCAAAGTCTCATATGCGAATCTCAAAGTAGGAGCATCGACTGCCAACTCAGCAGCCGCATTCATCAACACAAGCCGCTCCCTCTCCAACGCCACCAATTTCGGTCCCACCGGAGTACCACTGATCTGCTGGTCAAGTACCTCCATCTGCGTTGTCAATTCCTCAAACTGCTTACGCCCCTCGTCGTAAGCGTTCTGTGCAACTATGTTCTCTTCTATCAAGCGACCCTGCCGCTTGTCCAAAACCTTTATCTCGGCTTCCTTCTGCCGAACAATTTCTTCCAACTTCTCCCGTTGACGAACATACAGAGCCTCATCAGCAGCGTTGAGAACGTCATCGTCTACCGCGTTTAGATGCCGCAACAGCGTTCCCTGTGCGCCCACATATGCTTCCTGAGCAGCCCTGAGTTTTGCACCAGTCTCAATTGCGGCTGCCGTAGGCATCCGCACGTATTCGGCCATACGATCTACAAGAATGCCCTCGTTGAACAAAAGGCTTTCAGTGTAAACCTCGCCTACACGGTGAGATACCTGATCTATATAGCCCTTCAGGGCCATCTCAATGTCGTTGGTGAACAACTGATAGTTGCCGCCAGCAGCCTCAATCGCTTCAGCGATCTGATCTTCCACTGATCCAGCGATCATTTCCTTACCAGTAGTGGGATCAATAATCCCCATTTTGGAACCGGGATCAAGTAGTTCGGTTCCGAAGAACTCGTAGGTTCGACCTTCTCCACCCGGAGGTCCGCGACGGATTATCTCTTCTGCGGCTTCCGTACTAATGCCATCTTTTGCTGCCAGCGCAGCAACCTCATTATCGAACTGTTGCTTACTGATGTAGTTACGGGTGAGTTCAGGGCCACCCGGCTCTCCCATACGCCGACCGTGCAACCGCTCGCTGAACTTGCCAGTCTCCCTCAGTTTTTCCTTCAGTGCTGCATGGGCCTCAGGTGTAAGTTGTCGTGGCACATAGTTGTCGGCTTTCCCGATGTGACCCCCCAAACGAGCACCAGCATTATTGGCAATGACACGCATACTCTCCATCATGTCCATGCCCTGCTGCCACAAACCCGGAGCCATCGCCTCCAAACTAATTTGCGAAGCCTCATTGCCTCCCATAGCGCTATAAACAAGTTCATTTGTGACATCAGCATTACCGGAACGAGCGACATTTACCTCGTCCATAAACGAACCGGCCATCCGCGACATTTCAACCTTCGTAAATCGTGCCTTATTGCGACCACGCGCCATCGCGTGAATCACACGCTTTCCCTGTTGGATGAACACGCCATCACTTGAAGTTTTGATAGCGGTTTTCAGATCGCCCATGCGACCACTCAACTCCCACCCGTTAGGAAGTTTCTTCCCAGCCAACCGCCACAAACCCCCGCGCCTCAAAGCATCAGGGATTTTCTTGACGCCAGCCGCCTGAGCGGCCTGACGCAAAATACCGTTGCGCACTCCCTGCGGAATGCCCGTCACCAACTTGCCGATAATCGGCGTTTCAGAAGTCATCAACCGCAACCCAATAGGAATCTGCGCCCCCGAAGCACCCGTCTTGCGGATTACCTTTTCGATCATTGGAGCAATCCTGAGTTTGCGCCCGATAGGTCCAGTACCCGGCACCTTTATACCAAAGCCCAACTTCATGTTGGTCGCATCCTCAGCGGATAACCACCCGACATTGCGACGCCCGGTTAGCGGTCCTCGCTGTCCTACCGGGGCACCGCTCCGCATCCTCGCCTTGTATGCGTCCATATCTACAACGCTGCGACCGCCCCGCTTATAAAATTCGCTGATGGTCTGATCGACGGTTTCAGCCAAACCAAATTCGTCAACCTGTTCACGCAAACCCCTGCCCAATTCGTCAACAAACTCATCTGCACCATGCCTGAGGTTCCGGTCCAAACCACTATCAGCAAACATTCTCGCCGCAAAGCGAAGATCATCACCCGACACAGCAGTTGCGCCAAAGCGACCAGCATTTCCGCCGATGTCCATAAGCCTTTCAAAGTTCAACACTTCATCGTTGGTAAACCGAATGGTTTGCTCGGGTAGCCCTGAAACCTTTCCGCTCCACTCCCAGCCGTCTTTCCCAAGATCCTTGAGGCTCGTCTTGCCGCCGTTTACAACCTTTTGCGCCAAATCGTCAGACAACGCCTCCCATTCTCCGCGCCTCATTCCCTTCCCGAAGGCGCTCATAATGTCATCACCCTTGGTGCGCAACTGAGTCAACACACTCTTGCGAACCAATTCACGAGTCGCCGCCTTGGCACCCCCCTTTCTAGCAAGTACCGAACCGAAAGCAACACCCTTACCCACCAATCCCAAATAGGACAATGGATCAAGAGCAACATCCCCTATAAATCCCAACGCGGCAGCAGCAAACTTCTGCCATCCGCTATCACGATCTTGTAGAATATCATAGTCGTGTAACAGGCGACCAAACGTATAGTTATCGTTGTACTGCTTTTTGAAGTCACCCCAACTGGCTTCTCCGCCAGTAAAGACATCAATGGTTTCCTTCAAAGCGGACGTAGTGAACGCCAAAGGCTTCTGAATAACATTCAGAAAGCCGCCTATAGGCCCGGTGGTAATGGCATCCAAATACCATGGGGTATTGTCCTTGATGTATTTTTGTTGTGCCCAGTTCTGCGTTATCTGGGAAACGGGACGCCCCGCAGACGCGCCCAGCGGGCCAACTATTCCTCCCGGTGTGGTACGACCCAGAGAGGCTACATCTACGTTTAGAATGTTCGCTAGTCGCTCCTGCGGACTAGGAATACCCGTGGGCCGAACTGGTGCTACCGGTGCAGAAGCAACTTGCGGTCGTTTGATCTCCGGCTTGGGAAGATCAGCCGTATTTTCTACGCCAGCGATTGCGTCGTATGCGACGCGTCGGTGGGCTTCGGGATTGAAAGTAACCACAAGATACTAATTCCGTGGTCCGCCACCGGGGATCTTTCCGACCCGGCCGCCCGGCACGTCTGCCCCAGCCGCAAGTCGCTGACGTTCCTTTTCTTCCCAAATTCGCTGTTCATCGGGACCGCGATCATAGTCAGTTCCCATTTGACCACCCAATAGATCGGCTTCGCTAAATCCTCCTGCACCAATACTCTTATCCAAAGCCAATGTTGCCTGCGCCAGATTAGAAGCCTGTTGCGTCGCAAGCGCAGCCAGCATCTCAGCAAGGAACAATTCGATCTTCAGAATATCATTTGCATCCATTGCCTGCTTGCCCATTCTGTCCATTTCAGAAAGCGAACCCAAATACAGTTCTCGCTCTGCATCAGACATTCCAACCATATGTTCAGCATGAAGAATATGGTCGCTGTTTTCCTCTCCGTATTGGCCAATCATATTTGCGTAAGTACCCGGCTGCCAACGGGCACCCTGTATGTCCTCGGCAGCCACCTTGTCCATGTACATTTGAGTCTTTGCTGCCTCTGGCAGCGCATCCCATAACGCTGCACCTTCTGCCGTCGGGTTACCATCGGCATCTTTGATGCCCATGAAATGAGCAGCAGCCGAAGCAGAACCCTGCGAAATCGCTGTATTGGCACTTGTTTCCGCCGCCTGTTGCGCGAGTCGCACCTTCTCTTCATACGTCTGCGCTTCACTAATCTGCTGCTGAGAACGCTCAAACGCCTTCGTTGCCGCAGCCCTTTGATTGAATGCCGCTGTATTGGCAGCAGCCAACTGGGCGGCACGATCCAATGCACGTTCTCCCGACGACCGTTCAAACGCCGTCTTGGCAGCAGCCTGCGAACGAGCATACGCCATTGTGGCAGCATCCTGTTGAGCGGTACGATCCAATGCACGCTCACCAGTCTGATAAATCTGGCCCGCTTCACGTTCACCGGTGCCATAAAGTTGGCTTGCCAATCGCTCATTAGTACGCCAATCCTGCGCACCGATACGCTCGCCAGTCTGGAACTGCTGACCCTCAATGCGTTCGCCACGGCCATAATCCATCTGCTGCTGGCGCTCTGTTTCACGAGTCAAGAAGTCCTCGCGGCGACCAACATCACCAAGCAACGCATTTACCATGTCCTCGTCACGACGCGTATTGAAATCTTCCTGACGCATCGACTCGTCCATCAAACGCTGAGTCTGCTCCTGATCCAATCCTTGGAACATGCGGAAAGCCTCATCGCCCAAAGCCAACTTGGATTCTGCCGCCAACTGCCCCGGCGCTGCGCCACGTTCGGCAGCAGCCATATTCGCCACCTGAGCAAGACGCGACATCGCATCCTGCGACGACGCGGCTTGCGAACCACCCAAACCACCAACCAACTGAGCAACCTGCTCAAATTCATCGGTAACCTGCGGACCTAATGCCTCTCGTGCCGTGGTCAAACGATCCTGAATACCAGTTGTCAAATCACTTGTACGACCCGTAACGGCGTCGATCAAAGCCTGCTGTTGAGCCAACCGATCAGTTTCAAGAGCACCAATGTCAATACCCAATTGTCTTTCAATGTCACTAATTTGACCCATGCGACGCGCTTCGGAAGCAGTCAAATTGCTTCGACGTTCAGCAATCATGTTTCTGATTTGCTGACTGAAATCTTGTGTGGTGCGTTCCGCCATCAAATCACGGATGTCTTGTTCCAAATCCGCAGGACGACGGTAATCCGCTAGGTTTAGAGCGGACGCATACGGGTCAACAAAAGGAGCCGTACCGCCGAAGTAACCGCCTCCGCCTCCGCCCCCGACGCCGCCGCCGCCGCCGTCGTCAACCACCACCGGGTCATCGTCGCCACCCGGAGGAATAACCACCACCGGGTCATCGTCGCCACCCGGAGGAATAACCACCACCGGGTCATCCTCGCCAGCAGGCGGAGGATCAACAGGTGGTGTGTATTTGTCAACAGGTGGTGTGTATTTGTCCAGTATCGCTTGAACCTCATCGGCGTCTGGAACGTAAGCGTTCCCGAAACCCGCAGCATCTTCCGCGATGTTTTGTTGCATGGCAGCCAGTTTCAACTCAGTTTCCGTGGGCTGAGGCCCAGCGTTCAACAAGGCATACAGGTCGCTATTTGCAACAGCACCCAGACCAAGACCAGCACCTAAACCGGGACTTACAGCAGGTGCAGCACGGTTCTGGGCTATTCTGATTTCTTTCTGTGTGGGCTGAGGTCCGGCGTTCAACAGAGCCGCATTTGCAACAGCACCCAGACCAAGACCAGCACCCAAACCGGGACTTACAGCAGGCGCAGCACGATTCTGGGCTATTCTGATTTCTTCCTGTGTGGGTTGAGGTCCAGCGTTCAACAGAGCCGCAAGCGCGGCCTGTTGTGCCGCAGCCGCAGCGGCGGCTGTATTCTGATTGGTCAAAGAAGGGGCAGGTGTCAGACGTGCCGCTTCGGGACTGAAAGAAGGGGCAGGTTGTGTCGTGGTGCTGGAACCCGGAAATGGACCACCCATATCAAACCAGTTCCCGCGAGGTTCCGAATAATAACGGCCGTGGCGACTGGGATCGGTAGCCATCGCAGCAATGTTTGCGATAGCATCCTCCATCCTCACAGTGGATGCTGACGGAGGAGATTCAATTTCTTCACGAGGAGGTGGTATTTCCCTCCCCTTGAGGTTTCCAGAAATTGGGATACCACCCATTATGGCACCACGCCTTGTAACGTCTGAGCAACCGCAAATCTGCGCATAGCATTAGCGATCTGGTCGTCAACCAGACCGCCATAAAGATTCTCTTCCAACAAATTACGCTGCTTATCCAGTTGGCGTCGCGCCGCTTCTGCCGAAGCCTGAACCCCGTAACGGCCCATTTCAGCCTCAGCGGCGGCTACCTCCCTGCCCCGGCGGAACTGGCCCGAATCCAACATACCACGCCTATTGAAAGCACCCGGCAGCGCACGCGCCACCTTCTTTATCTGCTGATTAGTACGAAACATATTTGTTGTCTGTTCACGGCTAAGCCGTTCAGATGCTCGCTGAATATCATCAAGGCCATAGCCGTACTCTTGAGTGCGACGCCCCATTGACCCCCGGCGTTCTGAATAATCAGAATAGGCCATTAGGCCCAAAGACCCGGCATGTTCGACACCAAAACCTTCTTAGTGGCACTTCCATCCGTGTCGTAGATCACGACATAATCGCCCGTAGCAACGGTTGCGCCAAGAGCGGTCAGATTGCTCGCATCTACAGTAAGTCCAATCGCTCCACCTGTCCCCCCGCCAGCCAAACCACTGTTCGCGGCAGTTGTGACAGCAGTAATATCTCCGGTAGGAACCTGATCTATTCTCTGAGTAACCCTTGAAGGCATAGTCGCTCCTAACCGAAGTAAGTGACATCAATAGTGCTGTCAGACGACACCCGAATAAACTTCACATCGGACAAATCATCCTTGTACAAATCCAGCACACTGTAAGGATTCAAATAATGCCCCACACTCGCTGTAGGCGTACCCCAACGAACTCTGATGGGTTCCGCACCATTGGTAATCATTGCTGCTACGGCTCCAGTTGCAGCAGTAATACCAATGGCGGTATTGGATACCGCCACCTGTTCATCACCAACTGCTGACCCGTACTCTGCTGCTGATCTCCTAATACCCATGTTTCTCCTACGGCTCCAAAGCCGCAATCCGTGCTTCTAGGTCGGCTAATTTCTTTGCGATCTTACGTAATTCGTATTCAATAGAACGGGCATTCTGTCCCAATATTTTGTGTGTCGGCTTATAGACAACAGCCATTACGCCGCACTCTGTTCCGCGTGCCACTCCAAATGACGATGCTGCCATTCGCGTACAGAGCGGACATCTTTGCTGATTTCGGATATGTCAGTGCCGATAGCGTCAAGGCGAACCTGATTCGCTGCGTGCTGCGCCGTGTTTTCACGGCGATACTTGGATGCGACTACCGCAAAGACGCCGCTTATGAGAGCGGCGGATACCAGTCCTGCGAAGCCGATCCATTCCATCAGGAGCACCCGCTCGTTTCACCGCACATCGGGCACACCA